GCAGGCTCAGTACCCCCTTCTAAATGTATTTCTGAGTTAGCAAATTCGGCCATTATATCTATAGCGTTTCTAAAAATCGCAATATTGGCATAAGCCTTTTGGCATAATTCTATTGCATCTTGTATTGAAACTCCTGAAGAGCCTGACTCAAAAGGTAATATTCCTTCTCTAATATTTGCGTATTTATTTTGCTTGCGTCCTTTATATGTAGAATTGCTTTTTTTAACTCCGCCCCTGCCTGACGAAGGTTGGCTTCTAGATATCGTTGAAGATTGAGAATAATAACTTTCGCCGCAAAACTTAGGCTCAGTAGGATCTTGATTTTGTATTAAATCAGATAGGTTATTATTTGGTTGCTCAAATTTATTCCAATAATCTGAACGTTTAGTATATTTTCTTGCCATAGATTATAGTACACACAAAAGTATAAAAGTAAAGTTAAAGTTAACTTTTAACTTTAGCGTATAAACATTGGAGTAAAGGTATATACCGTATTGTCTTTAGAATCGATAAAATCATAATAAGTCTTTATCATCCAATTGCCCAAAACCAAGGCAGAGTAACTATCCTTTCTCGCCTTCTCTGGGCCAGTTTGTCTTTTTAAAGATGGGGGCAAATCAAACGTTTGCGTTCCCTGCGGAGAGGTTGTAATTTGAATAAGAGAGCACTCTCCTCGTGTTGCATGAATCATAGCTTCTTGATGCTCAACAAAATCAATCATTTTTGCAGCGTCAGATTGATTGTCTTTATCAATGATATTCGAGAATTTTAAATCATTAATAGGTATTTTCTTTTTTCTCTGCTCTTCATAAAAATCATCAATCGCAGGAGACGCAAAGTATATTCTTTTGTGATCAAAGTTAGATTGCAACAATTCATTTGCTCTGCGAATCCATGCGCTTGTAGGTTTTCTCAAGATACATATTTTTTTGCTTTTCAAATCATATTGAGACTTTGCATCCAATAAAGCTTTTTGATATTCTTCTATATTGTCAAAATCTGCATCAAGCATTTTTATATTAATATTACTATTTTTAAAAATAGAGCTTTCATTTGCTGCGCTCAAAAACTGAACTCCTCCATTATAGTCTCCAACGATTCCCACAATATTAAAATGGGTCAATAAATAATGCATGTATAATATATGTGATTTCATAGGCGCTCCAGCCAAAGCGTAACTATGCACAAGAGTACCTAATTTTTTTTGATCGCTTAGCTTAAAAACTTGAATTGCGAAATTATCACTGCTTTCACTTTCTGCCCAACTAGGGTCAAACGCCATTATATATTTTGCGCCAACCTCTCCAGAAACTTCTACGCTTGGAGAAACACCTTCAGGCAACACGCATTCAGCCATTTTGGACGTTTTAAAGTATCCAGAACTATCATCTGTAAAGACTGCGCCAAATTCCCTATCAAATTGAGATTGACTCATAGAACTTTTAGCTTGGTCAATGAGGTTTTGATCATATAACTGTAAAGGAGCACAATCATAACTAAAGTGCATAATAACACGATTAGCTTCAGAAGGGTTTTTATTCCCAGTTTTAATTAATTCTTCAAATTGGCTATATACTTTGTACATATATTCAAACTTGTAGCTTGCAGAAGATAGCATAATGAGCTTATTGTTCGGCCATACATACCTATCCTCCTCTTTCATCTTGCCTTGGTTTATAAGCCCTGTTTCGAGCTTATAGAGGTCATCTCGTTGAGTTGGGTTTTCAACGACACTCAAAAAAGGGATAATAACCTCATTATAAATTCTTTCAGGCATCAGCAAAAACTCATCAATAATAATTCTATGAAACCTAAATCCCCGAAGCTTTTCACCATCACCCAAAGGAAGAGCGTGAATTTGACTTTCTCCAATGTGCATACTCCATTGATCATTAGTTTTTGAGGTTTTAGTTATACATTGGGCAAGCAAAGCGGCTTCAGGTTTATTTGCAATATCTTCTATTTTTTTAAAGATCATTTTAGACTGCCTAAAAGATTTTGAAATTATTCCAATTTGAACCCCTTGATTTAATATGGCATCTAAAAATGCAAAAACTCCTGTTGTCCACGATTTAGACATTCCTCGGCTCCATACCCCGAGAAAATAATCTGTTTGAAACATAGATTTAATCCCGATATGTTGAAACGGAAAAAGCTTTACCCCTGCGAGCAGATCCGCAGCAAACGTAATATTATTTCTTAAAAATTTATATAATAATAATTTTGCCTCTTTTTCTTCTAAAAATCCTTTTTTTGAAAGTATCAAATCATTAATATCTTTGAACGATTCTCGAGTTAATTGCTTTCCTGTTTCCCAAGTCATTTCTTTTTTTCTCTAATTCTTTTGTCTATATGAAACTGCATATCACAATTCCATAGTTTTTTTCCCTCTATTAGTAACCTTGGAATCAAAAACTCAGATGCTGCTCGACCACCAGAGAATATAAATTGACAATTTTTTGGGTACTGATTAATTAACTTTCTTGTATTATGCCAGATGTATGCAAGATTAGCCTTATGCGCAGAAAAACTATTGTTTTTTTTAATTAAATTAATACTTGAGTCAACGACGATATATAAAAAGCTATCGAATTCTACAGCTCGTTCAATTTCTTTAATAAATCTACTAAATCCAACAGATAGAGTTGATTTAAAATCAGCTTCACTTTTTCGATCAATATAAGTATAAGAATACTGATCTCCGCCCGTGGTATAGTCCCCGAAATCTAATTTTAAGGTTCTAGATTTTTTGAATTGCAATGGCTGCTGTTCTCTTGTGTCAATTAAAATTTCTATATCTTTATATTTTTTATTATCTTCAAAAAAACCATCAATTATATTTTTTTTATATAAAGGCTGAATGCCTCTTAATTCTTGAGAGGCTAATTCTTTACATGCATGAGTATAGCTGCCAAATATTTTTTTATAAAATTCTATAGGCGGCAATTGGCATAATTGTAGCTCAATATGGCAAGGAGCATGATTTAAACTTTTATGCTTAATTCTGGCAGCAAGTTTATCAATTACATATTTTCTAATTTTTGGGTCTTGTGAGGACTGCAAACTCAACCACTTAATAAGACGATTCCTTGAAAGAAAATCTCTATCAAAATAATCTTGTTTATTTTTAAATGGCAAACTTTCCCCAGTTAAAAGATCTTTTTTTGGGTAATATTTTGTATAATATTCTGCAACGGTTAAGTTATGTTTTTTTAAATGAGCGTGAAGACTCCGCTCGCTTTCGAAAGATTCGTCACAAGCTTGACATTTATTCATATTTTTTTGCATGGCCTTCGGCGACCATAATATTGTTAATACTTGCTCCAGATTTCCATATTTCTCCTAATACTCTACCATATTTTCCTATACCGTGAGAGGAGAGAACGAGTTCTCCTTGGCACAATTCTTCGAGTTTTGATTTTGCTGCGAGTCCAAGCTTTTTTTCGTCTAAATTACGAGTTCTTGATTCGGGAGCATCAATCCCGCTTAAACGTACTCTAACTTTAATATGAATATTAAATCCCAAATCGACTAAAACGTCTACTGTATCTCCATCAATCACCTTGATAACTTTAGAGATTTTATAACAAAATAAATTTTCAGAATTGATCATATCGCTTCATCTCTTTCTATACCCAAAACTCTCGCTTTCCACTGAGGCATACCCTCTATCCTTTCTGCCTCTTCCTTAATAATTTCCTTTTGCATTTCTGCCATCTTAACCATAATATTTCTTTCCTCTTCTTCTTGAAATAGCTTAACTAAAGAAAGCATACTGGCAGTATTTTGCTGCTTAGATTGCAGTCTTTTTGAGCGGTCTCCCTGAAGTTTTGTAATAGCTCTATCAATTCGAGTCACGCATTGATTATACTCTTCGCTTTTAGTTTTTAAAATTTCAGTCAGGCGCATAGTCAGATCAGTTTCTTCTTCGGCAGCATTAAACATATCGTTTAGTTTAAGTTTTTGACCTTCGATTTGTTTTAAATTAATGTAATCCATGCAAACATTAATATACATATTAATTTCGTCTGGAGTTAAATCAGGCTTGTCCCAACACGCCCTAGTAAACTCTGCCTCAAAAAGCAATCTATCTTCATAACAGGTATAATTATTAATCTGAGAAGTAAACCTTGGAGACGATAAAATGTTTATTAAATTTTCTGCGCAGACTCTTTCTTGTCGAGTTAATTTTTCTTCGCTAAGATTTTTCCCTACGGCCTCATTAATTTTTTTAACCGCAGATACAACTGAGCAAGGAGGGTTATATTTAACACCTCTAGCAGTATCTTCTTCAGCGATTCCTTCTGGCGCATTATCTCGAATAAAATCTGCAATGACTAACGTTTCTTTGCTTAAAGGGGTTACGCCTTGATCAGGGAAAATAATTTTAGAGATCTGAAAAGCATTCATTCCATCTTTTGCATATGCTTTTATAAAACTTTCTTGCTCTGAATTAAGATTTATATTTTTTGCTGGAGCAGCTTTAGTAGTATCAAAAGACTGACCAATTTCAATCAGATATTCCCTCACTAACCTACCTTGCATTGTTCTTCCGTCAAGCTTTTCATCCATAAATACAGAACGGGTCATTTGTCCCAAATCTGAAATTTTATCTTTATTATTTTCAATAAAGTTTTTTTGGTCCGAGGAGAGTTCTATTTTTTTTGTCATTGCAGGAATATATCTTTAGTAGCGATAATATGGCGGGCCTTTTCTTTAAATTGTTTTTTAAGATTTTTAATTTGCTTATAACCAGCTTTTCTGCCAGTCTCTGAAGTTTTATACCCCATTTTGATTGCAACTTCTTCCTCGGACTGATGCAGGATGAATAGCATTTCATATATGATAAACTGCCTTTCTGGAAGAATTTTTTTCATTTCTTGATGAAGTCTTTTTTCTGGAGTTTGAATTTCTGTATGAACATCTTGAAGTTCGCGGTACTGAACTTCTTCTGCGTCAATTGAGAGGGGAAGTTTTATGTCATAAGCGCTTTTTTTTGTTTTTTCCCATTTTAAAAATAAAGGGCAAGAAGAATCTTGTGCGCCAGATTTAGTGAATGAACAGGCCCCGTCTTCTCCGCCTGAGCCAGATAAATTAAAAGGGCAGCTCATGCAAGGCCTAACAAAGTTAGAATAATTATTTCTTAATATGTTTTTTAATTGATTAGATATTGTTTTGTTTAGCCAAGGCTTTAAAGGTTTAGATTGGTCAAACTTATCCCATTTTACATAAACATGTGATGATATAATTTGTATAACATCGTCGAAATCCATCCATGATATAGACGTTAAAAACCATTTGTGCCTACGTTTTGAAATCTCTTCAATAATGATTTCATGACAGTCTTCGTATGTAAGTTTCTTTTTTTTATCCGTCAATATCTACCGTTCCCTTTACAGGCTTGCATTCTTCGACGCAGTCTTTTATTGCGTCGCCAGTTAAGCTTTTGCGCCTTTTCCTAGGGATTGATGATCCTAATTTTTCTTCTTTAATTACAGACCCTAAGGTCGTTTCAACGTAATCATTATTAATTATTTCATAATCCAATTTTTGCAAGTGAGAAAAAGATATTTTAGGTTGTTCGGTTGGGTTTTGTTCTGTTTCTTCTTTTGGTTGAGAGACTTGGACCCCAGCAAAAGATGTTCCGCAATTTGTACAAAAATTGGGTCTTGCAGAAGAGTATTCGTGCTTGGTTCCACAGTGCTGACAAAAAGTAAAGGCCATTACATATAATAGTAAATAAGAATAAAAATTCTAGCAAATATTAAATTATTGAATCAATTTTTAAGTAGCCTCCAAGAACGTGCGCAGACTGTTCAGCAGAATGAATTTGGCGAGAGGTAAGTTTTTTCTTGGTTTTGACAAAATCTAATCCCAAAAAACCGACAACTCTGCCATGTATATCCCTGATGGGGAAATTATACACACTTTTCACACCTTTTTTTACTAATAATTCTTTTAATAAAGGCTTCGGACACAAATCAATATCTTCTAGAGCATATATTTGTCCATCAATTAAAGTTTTAATATAATCATTAAAGTTGGAAACCCTATATTCTCCAGGGTTATTGCATTCAAATGTGATCCCTTCGGATACAGTTTCATAAGTGCAAGTAAACTTAGTAATCGGTAACCCAGAGGAGAAATAACTACCATTACTAAACTCGAATACATAGCTTCTATCTG